TGGCCTTACCCGCACCAATAAATGTGAAGTTGCCAGCCGCACGGGTTGTACCGCCAATTGTTATATTATCTATGGTGCCAAGCGTACCAGATGAAACTGTAATTGTTCCCGCACCAGTAGTGGTGTAGGATTGGTTATTGGTTGTAGTATTGTGAGTAATCGCACCCGTAGCAGTCAGCGTAGTAATACCAGTAAGAGCATTTGTCCAAGATGGAGCCGCGCCTGTTGTTCCAACAAGAACTTGCCCCGTTGTACCAGCGGCGCTTGTTGCCATAGCGGTGGTGGTTGATCCGTAAACAACGCCATACTGGGTAAGAGCGGACGATTGTCCCGTACCACCGTTTGCTACATTTAATGTTCCCGCAACCGTAACAGCACCTGTAGTAGCCGTTGATGGCGTTAAACCCGTTGTTCCAAATGTAATTGAAGTTACGGCTGCTGTGGATGGGATAGCACCCCAAGATGGTGCAGCGCCCGTATTACCAATTAATACCTGACCCGTAGTACCTGCCGCTGTTGATGCTAAAGCGCCCGTTGTAGACGCATAAATTGCGCCCCATTGCGTCCAATTTGATGATTGTCCCGTTCCGCCAGAACCGACCGCCAGTGCCGTGCCAAGCGAAAACACGCCAGCCGATGAGATCGTAGCCGCATCCGTTGTGCCACTGTTAACCACAAAGTGGATTGCGTTGGAGGTCGTAGTACCAATGGCTAGATCAGCAGACGTAGCATCAAGGTAAACAGTGTTGGCGGCATTAAACGCACCCGTGCCAGAAAACGCCGAAGAGTTCATACCGAACTCGCCGAAATAGGTCGATGCCGTGCCAAGGTTATTGGACACTAGAATGTTTGTTGATGCCGATGCACCCGCATTGGTATTTTGAACAATGATTTGATCGTAGGAATTAACCGAGGTTGTGAACGAACCAAGGATATTGCTGTCGGAATAACCCAACGTGCCGTAAGAATATGCGCCTTGGCTCAATGATCCAGTAATTGTGCCGTTAGCGATAAAGAAACCAGATGTCGTTGTTCCGCTGATGGTTGGCGACGACGAATAGGATGGGGCTACGCCAACGCCGCCAGAGATCAATACCGACCCTGTAGCTACATCAGCAAGCTTAGAGAGAGCCGTAGAGGACGATGCATATAGCAAATCGCCGATCGTATAGGATGACTGTCCCGTGCCACCATTGGCCGCTACAAGCGTTCCTGCAACCGTAATAACACCAGCCGTATCCGTAGAAGGTGTAAGACCCGTAGTGCCAAACGAGATAGAATCAACACCTGCCGTGACAGGGATCGTTGGTTGCCATGTTGGCGCGGAACCAGACGATCCAACTAGGACATAGTTTGTGCCAGCGGGAGGAGTGACTGTGCCAACTGCCGATGTACCGTTCCCGTACATCAAGCCGTATTGTGTTAGCGTAGTGTCACCTGTACCGCCAACAGAAACGGGGAATGGAAGACTGCTAATGCCTTTTGCGAGGCCTGCAATCTGCCCCGTGGTTATTTGTACTGACGAGCCAGACTGAACGCCCAAAAGCGGCTCTGTGCCGTTTAGCGAAACTACCGTGGGCAGATTGGTTAATGTAATGTTGGCCATTCTTAAACCCCAGTAAGCGGTATTTGGTTGTAGTTGTAAGGCAGACCGACGAGCGCGGTTACCATCAGGGTTGTGCCCTGAAGCAACCCACCAACGGGTATAGCATTATCTACCTGATAGGTGAAGGCCGTCGCGGTCGTAACTGTGACGCTATAAATGCCATCTGCAAGATTATTTGTTAATCCCTCGACCGCAATTTGATCATTGGTGTTGAGGCCGTGCGCCGATGAGAACGTAACTGTAATCGTGCTTGTGCCTGTCTGTGATGAAACGGACAGTGGCAATAGCACCACGCGGTAGTTATCCTGATTAAACAAAGGCATTACGGCGTTTTGATCAAGACCAGTTGGTTTTCCCGATACTTGCGTTGTGACACTTTGCCCATCTTGCGTGATAATATCGGTTGTAGATGGTATCGGGATACCCGTCCAGAAATCAGTCACGGTTGGCGCATTGATCGCAATGTTATCGGTTTCCGCCGCCGCATAGTTTTCCACACGCGGGTTCATAATTGGCACTGGATCGGCGGGTAAAATAATGCTGCGAAGTTGATTTTGCGGGGTATCAAGGCATGGGCTACATACCAAAATACGTTTATTAATTAGCCCCGCACCAGCATAATCAAACTGCCATTGTAAACGGTCGTGATTGTACAAAAAACCGCAACGGTCGCAAATACCAAACGCCCGTGGATTTCTACTAGATACTGATGCACGGCCTGTCGCCCTCACCTGAAGTATCCTTGGATTTGTGGAGAAATGTACTGTTGTGCCGTCTCGACGTTTTGCTCGGCGGCAATTGAGTACGCTTCATCAGCCAGTGGCTTTAACAATTGCACCTTGGCGGCGTTCCAGATCACAGCCAACCGCACTGCTAGGTTATACGCGAAGGCTTCTAACCATAGATATGGAATTTCGACGTTCTGACCTGACGTGTAATTTGCGTCTTGGATTTGACGAACACGGTAATATTTCAGCGTCTGTGATGAAGTACCGTCTGGAACAGGCCATAATGTGACCTGTGGCGCAAGAAGGCGATCCATCCAGAACACGGTAGGAAAGCCTATCTGTTGTTTGTTTGGGTAAGATGCATACTCGGTGCGCGACACTGGCAAAATGATGCGATCGATCGGTTGCGATGCATTTGATGTGTTTTCCACATAGGCATCGAGCATGACGACCGTGTTGGGGTCGATCGAGTAAGTTGCGGCAGGTGTCGATGTCGAGATCGTGCCGCCTGTTGTGGAACCGTTATAGGACGCGGCAAACGTCACCGAGCCATTTGCCGATGCTGTAACAGTCTGCGTTCCGTCAACAACCCCCGTGCCAGACACGGTGATCTGTGTGCCAATGGCATATACAGGCGTATTAGGGGTTGCGTATGTCAGCGTTGCAGTTGAACCATTGCCCGTAACCGTCAAGACCGTAGGCGTTTGGTTAAAGCTGACCGTAACAAGATCGACAGCCCACAGGTTTACGCCACGGTTAGCCCAGTTGGCTAACAGTAGGTTCGTGGACATCCGTGCGGCTTCCATATGCTCTTGAGCAAGGGCCGTGTTTCGCACATCGCAGAGGTTGTACGCATAAAGTACAAGCTCACCAAGCGACGGATTAAAGGCGTAGGTGCCGCTCGTGGCCATTAGGATGTCCCTTAGAAGGTCGTAGCAGTTTTATTTGCGATCAGTACGCCGCCAATATTGATGCTGACGACAGCACCCGCCGCCGCACTTGAAGCAACTTGAAAACGAAGGTCAGTTTTTTCGGCATATGGGAATGGAAAATGCCGCTGAACTTCATAGCTTGTATTGAACGGCGTTTGTACAACAATCCTCTGAACGCCTGAAGAAGAATTAGTAATAGCGCGATATGTCGTGTAGTTTGCGCTGTTACCGTTAAACGATGAATAAGCACCGTAACGATAACCGTAGAATGTATAACCAGCGGGAACTGTGTACACAGCTTGCTGAGAAGCGCCAAGGCTTGATGTTGTTCCGTTAAACACGCCCGTATTGATTTGCGCGTAGGTTACGCCGCCATTAATCAATGTAATAACGCCAGATGGGTTTGTTGCACTGCCCACTGAAACAAACATGGCATTAATGCGTAGGTATTGATTAACGGTTGGCACGTTAGTTGTGCCATTTAAAACAAGGTTTTCCGTAATAACATTGTACCCAGAATCAAGCCCAACGATCGTAATCGTGGCTGTATCACCCGCCGCCGCACTAACAAGGTTCATCGTGACAGCAGAAGAAGGGAACACATATTCGGTTGTAGTCATGTTTTCCCAAACGGTGCGGAATAACCCAGCCGTTGAAGGAGTGGTGCCATAACCAAAAATATTTTGCTCTGCGTGATTGGTGATTTGTCCACGAGCAACTTGAAGCTCAAATGGTTCGTACTTGCCATTTTGAGTAATTGACGGCCAATTTACGCCAGATTGATAGATTGTAGCCATAATTAGCAGCCCCATTTCCTGAGTGATTTATTAATACGACTATCAGGATCAGCCGCCTTAGCCGAGCCAGTCATTTTGCGCTTCATACCCGTCATACGGGAACAAAAGTTCTCGTGCCGAGGATTATCTGCGTCTTTAGTTGGTGCTTTAAGATGATGGCCTTCGGCACGAGCAGATTCTCTGCCGCGCTCGTTAAGTCCACCTGAAGGAGATTTACCTTCGGAACGCGTCCATGCAGCGGTCATCATAAACTCCGATAAATGGAAGTAGGGGGGCCGAAGCCCCCCAGCTTTTTACTTGCCGTGCATCTCAGGCTCATACGAGTGGTGGCCCTTAGGCTCCGTCCCGTGATGAGCAGACGACAATGGGTTCATGTTTGAACCTGCGCGACCACCCGTCTTGCGAGGGGCGCGGTCAGCACGGTGATGGGCCTTGTGGCCTTCGTGATGACCGACGTGGTGCTTGGCCTTGTGGGCACGTCCACCATGCTTGCGCTTGTCAGCTTCCTTGACGACGTTCGAGTGAGCGCCTTCATAAACGTCATGTGGAGCTTCGTCAGAAGCCCAGTGACCTTCGTGAGGCGATTCAGTCTTGCCACCACGAGCATGTTCTGCGCGTGGATGCTTGTGATGTACACCATGCTCAACGTGGCCGTGGTGATGTCCTTTGTGACCCTTCATGGCTCACTCCTTACGCTTGTGTTACACCGAACAGGCCAACCGTTGACCCGACGTTATTGATGCTTGGGGTTTGACGGAATACAAACCTGTTAGCGACTGCTGGCGTTGACGTGAACGTGCCACGAACATCACCAGTTGATGCTGTTGCATAGGTTCTCACTCCAGCAAGATAGCTTCCGCTTGTAGTGATTAGCGCTGGGTTTTGCGAAGACGTTGCGTAGTTGATGAGAACATCACCAAACGTATCCGAACGAAGAGCAAAACCAAACACCACACCCGTGTTCACCACAATCGTGCCCGTTTCAGTACCCGTGAATGTCGAGATGACAGACGAGATGTACTTAAACGCTTTTTTGCCCGTTGCAGTATTTGAACCCGCTGCTAGTGACAAGCTTTCCGACATTGGAAAACCGTAGATGTCATAACCACTGACAACAATTGTCTGGGCCTGAGCAGTCGTTGCACCAACAATAACCACGTTACGCGAACTAGTAGACTGTGGGTTCCAGATTTGAACGGTGTCCGATTGACCGTAACCAATACGAGTATTGGCAACACCATCATTTGTGGAATTACTAATAGTTGCCGTAATCGTGACTTGCGAACCACTTGTTCCCGCAGCTTGATCGGCTCCGCTGACGTAATAAGTGCCTTGGAAACCAGCACCTGGGGCACCGTTTGTCACGTTCAAAGTTGGGCCTGGGCCCAAAATCTGTGTGCCAGAAGCAATACCCGTACCAGAGATGATCATACCCGAAGAAAGCAAGGCTGCGGAGGCAGCGGAGACAATCAAGATGTTACCAGCGGTTCCGCTGGTGCCATTTGAAATGTAACCCGTCACCGCAGTACAAGCGTCAAGGGCGAGAAGACCAGTAACAGTTACGCCAGTATCAGAACGAGTAATCGCTTGGCTTACCGCCACACCCGTCGTTGACGAGCTTGACGAGACAAGGGTTAAAGCCGTTCCGCTTACTGGAATTGCTGCCGCCGCAATCGCACCCGTGGCGTTAACCGTAGGGTTGTAGTCGTAAGTAATGATACCAGTGGTCCCAATAAAACCACATGTAGCCGCGCCAGAAGCTTGACCAGGGATGTAATTGAAGTTTGGACGTGGATCAATAATACCTGTTCCGCCCCAAAAGAGGGACGGAGCAAGATCGGGATTGTAATCGGTCGTAGTACCAACTGTATTTTGTCCAAATGCAATCATTGGACCTGAGAAAGCTGTAATAGACATGATGCCTTCTCCTTACGAGGTTGGGAATGAACCGTAGATTGAGCGCCAGTTGTAATAGCCAAACGAGTAACGCTCATAACCTTTTACAAGTAAATTGTCAGTAACGAAGTCTACTTGCATATCAGTTTCGAACTTTACGCGTTCCATATAGGCTAAACCGTCAATGTTGGTAAGTAAAAACCAAGCATATGGCGAGGTCAAGAAGTCGTTGACCATGTAACCTTCTGGAAGACCACCTGCCGTTGTCATCAACGCATTAACGTCATTATCCGCAGTGCCTGGGCGCAATTCAGTCTTGAGAAGACGAATAGCTACTGGCTCTAACTGAGGAGGAATGATCAACTTGCGACCACGAGCAAACACCTTCAAACCAGCTTGATCCTTGAAGTTCGTGCGGATTGCGATCATCGCGTTCAGCAAGGTGGCTTCGTTAAGGTCAACCTGAGTGGTTGGGGTGTTGGCAACCGTACCGCCGTCGATAGGATGCGCCGTGGAGCAGAGTGCTACACCGTCGCCGCCGACCGCTGCGTTATAGGTCGTTGCCGTGTTGAGGAGGTTTGCGCCGTAGATTTCCTTGGTCTGTTGGAAAGATTCAATCAGGCCGAGGTTAGAAGGCGTAAACTGGGTCTTGTAGAGGTTGTCATCGATTGCCTTACGGGTAATCGCGTAGCCGAGAGCAATTTCAGTATGCTCTTGGTTGTACACAAAACGCTCACCCGAACCCGAATCGAATGCAGTCTGGCCACCTTCGTACTTTAACTGTGCGAGGCCAAGGTAGCGCATTTCTGCGGTACGTTCGAGAGCCATCTTCGAGTCGTGCTTAGTGAAAATTTTGTCGTACTGAGATGGGATCATCTCGTACTTGCCTTCAACACCACGCAAGCCTGGAAGGAGAAGGTCTTTAATCTGTGAGAGATTAACAGCCATGATACATTACTCCTTACGAGATGCCAGTTGGGCCAGCGCCGTTTGAACGCCATGCTTCGTTATTGAAGCCGACAATCAAATTGGAATACTGGGTGGTTGGGTCGCCGCCGTTGCCGAAAGAAACGGCATAGTCAACGATGACAAATGGGAAGGTAACCGTGGTTCCGACCGAGGAGACGTAGGCACCAGAACGGCCAGTAGCGGTGCTACCTGTACCAATGGAGAACTGTGCATACTGACCTTGAACGCTAGAAGCCAACGTCGAAGCGGTGTTCGCATTGGTTACGACAAAAGCCGAACCAGAAGACTGAACAACGAAACGAGCATTTGGATCATCGATCACATATGCTTCAACGTCGTAAACGCTGTCCGTGCCTGGCCAATAAGAAGACCAAACGGTGCGCTTCTGCGAAACCGAAAGATACTTACAACCAACGAAGATACCAGCGAGGGTAGCGGAAACCGTTGCCGATCCAGTTGGAACAGCTTGGGCAATGTAACCATTGGCAGTGCCAATTACTGGAGCTACAGGGTCACCCGTGTAGATTGCTCCACCGTTATAGGGAATTTTGCGGGTTGACTGAGCGAACGTCGGAGCGCCGCCTGCGCCACCCTGATACTGCAAGAAACCGTAGGGCGCAAAGGTATTGGCCATGACGGGATTCTCCTTTCAGAGAGTTTCCATCATCGCGCAGCGGGGCGATTGTGAAACAGGATTTATGATCAATCCACCGCAGCGGGGGCGGATCGGCAAGCAATATAGACACATTCATATCTATAAGTAAAGGGGGGCCGAAACCCCCCTCTTTATTATTGCTCTGGAACGTACAGATCGTGGTCTTTGGTGATCTTCGGGGCTACCTGAGCGTCTTCGCGACTAATCAAGCCGCCCTTACCCTTCGGATCAAGTTGACCTTCCTTTGTGCGAACCTGTGCCCGTGCATTGCGAATATCACGAGATTTAACTTCCTCGGTGATCTGGGCGGGGCGCTCACAGAGGACCATGCCGTCACGCTCGATCGCGCCAACAGCGCCACGAGCCATCATGTCTGGGTGCCGAGATGCGTCTACTGGCTCCCAACCCGAACGAGCCATCTTCTGGAGGTACGCCGCATCGACGTATCCCATGACCGACTTTACTTTCCACTCATATGACCAACCATCTGGTGGCAAAGGCGTAGCAAATTTATCGACGCCTTCGTCAATGTTGGCATTGTTATGGCTTTTTAACTCGGCAATACGACGTGCAGCGCGTTCTTGCGATGTTTCCTCGTGTTGCATTGCTGGGCGAAGAGATAAACGGCCTTCTTCCTTAATCGTTTTCATTTTATTTCCTTTCTTAACCAGCCATACGGCCAGATTTAATAAGTGCTACCTTGTTCTGCGCGTATTCCTTCGGTGTCATGCCCATATCCTTTGCAGCCTCTTGTTCTGCGCGGGTAAGGGTAACAACATTAGGACGACCACCAGTGCCAGTTCCAGAACGGGACACGGGTGCGGCAGGAGGTGCAGATGCCCGACGGCCTGAAGTAGATTCAGATGCTGCGGACATGGCTGCTTCCTGACGCGCTGGTGCATTGTTGATGTTGAGACGGGTTTCGAGGAAGTTAAAGTAGTCTGGCGTGTCTGGTTGGATGCCATCATCGAGCGCATCGAAGTGCGCCCTCTGCAAACGAGCCGCACGGCGCTCGTCATTGACTACATCGGGGTTTGCCCGAACCCATTCAGCAGACCTTGGCGTCAATTGAGACGCAAGAGCCTCCACCTTGTTGGTCACTGGCGCACGAAGTTGTGCTTCGTATTGCTTTTTGCCTTCGTTGATCTGCCGAAGGTTGTTTTCCGTCTGGTTTAGGGTCATCAAGATGTCGGCTTGGGCATCTGTATCGCCATTCGCTACCGCTTCGCGAAGATTTGCCTTTAAAATATCCTTATTGCGGGTTTCCGTCTCAATTGCGGTGTTCAACATCCGCAAATCGCTGTCTGCCTTGTCCGTTGTAGCTACACGGGCTTGCTGTTCAGCGCGTTGACGTGCGGCTTTCTCGGCTTCAAGCTCACGGCGAAGGGCTTCGATGCCATCATCGACCGTAATTTCGGGTTTTGTCTCAACCTTTGGCTCTTCTGGAGCCTCAACAATGACAATTTCGTCTTCTGGCACTGTTTCCAGTGTCAATTCTACCTGATCTTCTTCCATTTTTATCTCCTTACCAAATTGAATCTGGATGTTTTACGCGACCACGGACCACAACATCATCCATGAGACGGCAAGGTTGACCGTTAATTGCAACAGACCAACCATCAGATGGGCGAAACACAACCCAATCGCCCACATTTACATCCGCATCCTTAAACCAACGACCTGTATCGTCATCAAAAGCAGACGGTCCCTTCTTCACAACAAGCCCAACCTTGCCCTGATACTTATCTTGCTCGGTTGTTTCGTCCGCCAAGATGATGCCAGACTTAGTTTTGTTGGGGCGAATGTAGATCGCCACAAGGATGTTGTTATTGAACACCTCAATCTCATTGAGATCGCCGAGGCTTGCCAACAAATCTTCCTTAAAATTGTCGGCGTGTGTCATTTTCATTGGAGGCATTAGAATTTCTCCGCATTGGTTTGGGCGATGTCGAACATTTCAAGCACTGCGCGGAGGGCTTGGATTACCCCAACGTAGCGTTGGTATGCTGTGTGATCGAGATAACCAGTTGCGATGTATTCAATTGCCTTCTGTTCTTCTTGAGTAATTAGTAATCGCAGTTCTGCTGCGAACTTTGCTGCTGTAGTTTGCATTTTGCCCTCTTTAACCCCTTGAAAAAGTTAGACCAGACGCCCCAAGGGGCTGGAAAGGCGTCTGGTCCTCTCTCACCGCCGCGGCCCGAACCGCGAAGGGAAACTTATTTACGCTTTGGTGGTGTTAACCCGTAAGCGTCGATCTTCTGCAACCGCGCTTCACCGCCGCCCGAACCATCCTTGATAGGATAGGCACGACCGCCAGACTTACGAGGCATTGGGTAACCCATGCTGTTCTGCATAGGCTGTTGCATCCCCATCATAGGCTGTTGCTGACCCATCATAGGCTGTTGCATCCCACCCGCATTACCGAGCGATCCGCCAACCATCTTGCCAGTACGCCCACCAGTCGCACGAGGCATCTGCGGAGGCATCTGAGGAGGCATCTGAGGAGGCATACCGCCACCCATAGGTGCGCCGCCCGTTGTCGATGGAGGTGGCACAGGAACACCCGCTGGCGGACGTGGAGGCATTACAGGTGCGTTAGGGTAACTTGGCTGACCACCATGACCGCCCATCACAATATTGATGGTTGTCTTGCCAGCTTTGCCACCCTTGGCATGTGCAGTACGACCGCCATAACGACGAGCCATTGCGGCATCTTCTTGTTCTGGCGTTAACCCATAGGATGATGCGCTAGAATCAACAGGACGAGCCGATGGTTTAGGCATTGACATCGACATAGACGAGAGATCAGTACGCAACTGTTGAGCATTATTTTGTGCGGTCGCCCTATCACGAGCGCGTAATGCTTCAAGTTCCCTTGTATACGCTGAATTATCGCTACCCGATGGACTACCAAACACAATAGCAGGTTCACCCGCTCCACCCATGCGAACTCCAGGCATGGAATAGTTTTGTGTGCGGGGTTCTGGCTGACGAACCGATTGCAACGGATCATAACGACCACCCGTGCCAATATCAGACCGTTGTGCAAAGTCCATCATGCCACGCTCTGGTGTGTTGTCACCCCGCATTGGGTAGCTAGGTTTAGCTGCACGATGAGGTTTAGGCATAGGAGCCGCACTCTTCGTTGGCGGAACAAAAACGCCTTCCTCCTCTGGTGTCATAGGACCAATGCCCATCTCCTGAAGAGTTAAAGGACGATCGTCACGCCCACCGCCTTCACGATGCAACCGACCACCTGATGCTTTTGCCGTTTTGGCAGATTGTTTAAAAGCATTAGCCGTTGGAGCGCCCTTAGACCCAGGCGTACGCATATGCTCTTTCGAACCATGAGCAATACGTTCCTGTTTGGCGTGGATGTTGGCATACAACCCGCCGCCATCTGCACGAGCTTGACGACCACCTACATCACCTGGCACCTTTTGCTTGCTGTTGCCAGAGAAGATGCCACCGCCTGCATACTTCATGGCACGGCCACCGCCGCACATTTTGCAAGAGCAATCTTCGTGGTGCATGATCTCACCACCCTTGGCTTTAAATGCCTTCGGCTTTAACACCTTGTGCATCAGCTTCTTGTCTTGTTCCTCGTCAGAGTGAACACGACCGCCCTTCTTCATTACGCCAGCGGCCTTGCCCATTGCCCTGTCTTGATCGGACACTGGGTTGTTGCCGATCATGCCGCCACCAAACTTGTTGGTGCGACCGCCGCGCTTTTGACCCTGTACAGGAGGCTGTGGCTGTGGTGCGGGGCGAGTTGTTTTGCGATGCGGGTCTGCCGCAATCATCATGGCCTTCTTGGAAGCTTCAAGCATTCCGCCGCCTGCCTTGGCAGTGCCGCCTGATTTATAACCACGCTTCAACGATTCCATTGCGGTGCCGTTTGCGTCTTCACGATCATCGGTAAAATAATCGGCCTTCTTTTGATGAACGCCCTGCTTAAAGAACTTGACGTGATGCTCACCAGTATCT